ATACTGATGATATTTTTTCGGCTTCGGCATTCCCGTAAGCAAGGATTTTTAGTGAAATTTGTGGCTTTTCACCATAATCAAGTTCTTTTTCAGAAAGATTGATTTTATATGTTTTGAAATATCCATCGTTATCAACATCAAGTTCAGCACAGTATCTTTGATATTGGTATTTTTCGGATTCGTCTATTGTATCAAGCAACCATTCACGATAGCGGTTAAATATATCGGACAGCTTTACATTTTCGTATTTTTTAAGTAAACATTTGCTGATTTTATCACTGATTTTATCAGCCAAATCTCTTTCATACTCTCGTGAAACAATTTCTTTTACCTTTTCAGCTATAAAGCCATTGTATGCAGATAAACCAATATCTCCAGCAACATCGTGTATGCTCTGTTCTAACTGCTCTGAAATCTTACGTTTAAACGAATATCCACTAAGGTCTTCAGTTATAACGCTAAGTATAGTTTTTTCAACAACCTCTTCAATTTTATTTTCGATAACACGCTCTTTTTTCATTGTTTCAAGCTTGTCATTTATAATTTTTCCTATATCAATATTCATATTAACGCTCCTTAAAATCGTTTTTTTATTTCCTTTCTCCGTAACTGCAAAACGGATTTTCCTCTACTATGTTTATTCCTTGCAATCCTTTTGGGAAATGTTTACAATAAAACTGTCTATCTATTGCACTAAAACAATAAAGATATTTACAATCCTTACACCTAACCACTTCCTCAACATCTGCTGTGGGTTGGTCTTCTACAAGTTCAATTACATTAAAAATCTTCATTACAGGTGTCATTACAGGTGCATCAAATTGTAGTTCTTCTAACTTATCGGTCAACTTATCCGCATCAATATACCTTGCCATCACCCCTCACCGCCTTCCAACATACTTCTGCAACATCGGGCGCTTCATTACCCCAACAATCCCAACCATCCACATTTTGCCTTGCAAATAATTCTATTCGAGGTAAATCACCAAACATTTCATTTATTCTTTCATACGCTTGTATAGGTTTTTGAGAATGTTTATTTTTATTTTCTTGTATAAGTTGTCTTGCTTTAAAAGATTTTAATAAATGATGTGCTTTGCCTTTCGTTGCTAACAAACAAATTTCGCAATTTTTAACAGTCCATTTTCCCATATAACCTTTTTGTTTATCCCACACAAAACCAATAGTCTTATATGTAAACCCATTATTCTTTATCATTTCAAGACAAATTGGCAAATGTGCGTCAGTAGTCCAACAAAGTAAAACACAATCATCATCTGCAATCTGCGAAAAATTAAAATTTATTATTTCCTTATCACTCATTGTAGGATAATGTAAATTAAGTTCTTCTTTTGCTTTATCTTTGAATGTTTTTCTTGGGTTTATTCCTTGCGAAAACCTATATGGCGGGTCTGCATAAATTATATTGTATTTTTTATCTGTGTTAAAAATATCTACTTTCATTCCTGCAACCTCGCTTTTCTTTCGGCTAACAAGCACCTTTCGTCTTTCAAAATATTTCCCTTACTGTCCATTTCCAAAAACGGATAAAACACTTCACAATATGGTTTACCAGATTGTGTTCCAATTCGGCAACATTTTGATTTACCTTTCTTGCAGTAAAATCCATTTGGGCAACGCAAATCAATATTTTCTGTTATTTTCATTCCTCCGCACCGCCTTTCTCGGTTGGGTGGTCTAACTTATTTGTAATAGGTTTGCCTCTGCTACAAAAATCTTCTTCTGTAACATATCCACCATATTCATCACAAAAATGTGAATTGTTGCAGGTCATCAATTCATAATTTTTGCAATTTATACACATTACAATTTCTTTCATTTCCCCTCATCTCCCCTTTCATCAACATAGCACCAACTCTGTGGTGGTCTTTTCATTTGCAGATGCACACAATGCTCTCCATCATAATCAATAGAACAATATTCGCAGTTTTCGGAATAATCAAAAGCACTATATTCGCAATAAGAACACGGTCTTTTATCTTTTTTGCTATCGTCATAATCTGTCCATCTATAAAACTCGTTCAACTCTTTCGGCTTGTCATAGATTACAAGGTCGGATATTTTCATTTCGGTTATGTCTTTATATCCATTGTTTGAATACTTCCAAATATACTCGTTTGACACACAAGCATTTTTGGATAGATGTGCAGGAATACCCATACACATTCGCCAAGTTTCCATATCCCTACAAATCCATTCGTTTACAACTTTGTGTCTGCCTAAAGCACCTGATTCATAAGTGTAAACTTTAAATGGTGGTTCAAGTTTTGGTGGACGAGTTCGTAACTCCGAACTCTTTGAGCCACTTTCAATATTGATATTGTGCAAACTGTTAATGCTCATCAAAACTGATTTCACTTTTCATCACTCCTTTATATTGATTTGATATATTATTTTATCTATTTTTTCGTCCATAGATTTACTTAAACTATAACAATTACCGTGTGATATATGATTTTTCCAAGCGTTATAAGAAGCATTGAATTTATCTATTGATAATTTTCCTCCTGCAACTAATTTGGCCATTCTGAGAAATTTCTTTTGTGCATTTCTCTTGTTTTGGTTTTTTAGTTTGCGTATCACTTTTCCGTTCTTAGATATGTAGGTATGAAAACCAAGATAACTTACACCGTTCTTAAAAGGGAATATTTGAGTTTTACCATTAAGAGATAAATCAAGAGTTTTTAAAAACTCGGTTATTACTTCAAGACAATATTTTAGATATTCTTTATCCTGATGAAATAAATAAAAGTCGTCCATATATCGTCCGTAATATTCAATTCCTAATTCACATTTTATCAATTTATCCATACCGTCTAAATAAAGCAATGCAAAGCCTTGATTTATTTGATTTCCAAGTGGTATGCCTTTTCCCTCTGTGCTGTCAATAAACAAATCACAAAGCCAACATATATCTTTATCATAGGAAAAATAATAATTTACAATATCCTTTAATTGTTCGTGAGAAATGTTATAGAAAAATTTAGATATATCACATTTAAGTATGTATCCATTAAAGCCATATCTTTTATGAAATTCTTGCATTTGTTCGCTTAATCTATTAAGACCAAACAATGTGCCTTTTCCTATTTGTCCTGCACAATTATCATATAAAAATATTTCTTGTAATTTTGGCAGTATCACATTATCACATAGGCTATGTTGTATGACCTTATCCTTGAAAGAAGTTGTTTTTATAATACGCTCTTTTGGTTCATAAACTTTAAATTCGGTATAATCAGATATTTTATATGTTTTATTTTTTAATTGCTCTATAAGTCTGTTTATTCCGTCTAATGCGACTATGTTAAATCTCGCAGAACTCTTTTTAAAACCTTTTCCACTTTTTGATTTTCTATAGGCTTTATACATATTATTAAAATCTATTACTTTTTCAAAATCGGTCATACAACACACCTCTTTTTTGTTTATCCTCACGGAAAGGTTGTATGTTCTTTTGATGTGGCGTATAGATTTCGGCTTATGCCTACTCTGTCGAACTTTCCACCAATACGGACGCACCCCGTTATTGTTGTTGTAATTGTTGTTGTTGATATTACCATACGGCGAAACGCAAACGAAAAATACAACATACAACCTATTTAATTATTGTTTTTCTTTTGTCCTCCAAGCAATAGCCATATACTTTACATCAGAAGTCATTTTAACCCAATATGCAGCAGAATTATTATTCAAAATATTTAAATTCATAGATAACTCAATATAAAATAACAACTCATCACAATATGTTATAGCCTTTGTTATCATTTCACATCTTAAATATTTGTTTGTAACATTATTTATCCTGTTTGCTTCTAACAATGTTTCGTAGATTTCAAGGCTCTTAATCTGAATTTTATCTACTAATGAATGACGGTATTTTTTTGGGTATCTGTTAGCATTTGATGTTAATTTAAATGAGTGTACAGCAAGTTCTTTGGCTTTTACTATTACTTTTAATTCTGCTTCAGGCATTTTATTTAGTCCTCATACGATACAAAGATATTAGATTTTAAGATACAAAACGGACGCACCCCGCTAATGCAGTCGTAATCGCGGCCGTGGTCGATAAAACCATACGGCGAAACGCATTTTACACCGTATTTTATATCGTGTTTAGGGGTGCTTAATGCTGTTGCTAACCACCACCATTTATTGACTTTATAATTATCAAGAATTTCAACATATCTACGATAAAGTTCAGTTGTGAGTAATGACATTTTACGCTGTATTGTTCCGTAATCTTTTAATCCGTCATCTGCTGTCAAATCTACTGTATGTAAAATTAAATTATCAGAGCCTATAATATCGCCTATTGTTATTTCAAATTCGTTGCATATATCGTCAACATAAGAATTTTCGAAATTGTTACTTTTGCCAAATTGTTTGTTTTCATATAGCAATTCTTTTAATATTACTGCTGTTGTTTCTTTTGAATGTTCTAATACTATAAATTCAAATTTGCCTATCTTAAAAGTTTCGCCTATCTTTATTGTCGATAATGCAATTTGATTTACACCAAAAGATTTTTGCATTTCTACAACCTGTTCAGGTGTTAATTTAATTTTTGTTCCGTTTAAGTTAATGTAGTTTTTCATTTTAAAAATTCCTTTCTTTGTTTACATAGTATAAATATGTTCAATGCCATAAAATTCTTTAGAACATTTATCGCTGCAGAATAGATTGCCATTTGAATCTTTGTAATATTCGTAGTCTGTTCTTATTTCTTCGCAGCATGTTTCACAATGCCTTATAACCTCATATTCGTCGTTATGTGGGTCTCTATGTTTCCACATATTATCATTTCTCCTCTATTGTTATTTCAAGACGTGGATTTTCTTTATCGTACAAACCACGCAATCTTAACTCAATACAACTAAAACTATCATCCTTGATTATTCCTGCTTTTACCAAACCGTCTAATATCATTTTTCCTGAGTAATTGTCTGGGTCTCTTCTTTTTTTATCACGGAAAAAGTATTTTAATTCAACCATTGCTTTTTCTATTGGTTGTTTTGGTTTTGGATTACACATATAAAACAAGAGTTCTGCCCAATATTTTTTTATTTCTTGATACTCTCTGAAATTCGTTCTTCCTATAAATTGGTTATTAGAAGGAGGTATTTCATTTATTATATATTTCATGTATTCATTACCTCTATAACTTCCAATGCTTCTTTAAGCATTTTTCTTACTGGATATAACTCTCCTGTAAATACTAATTTACATTCTTTATGATTTAATTTTTCAAAAACTGCAAACTTATTATCGCCTATTGCATATATAAAATCAGTTGAAACATCATCTACAATTTTTATATTGTTTTTCTCTAAAACTCTAAATAATTTTTCACTTTTCATAATTTAACTCCACGGTAAGTTATCGTCTTCTATAGGTTTAAACGGTTTGTCTGAAACTGATTTTTCTGTAGGCTGTTTTTCACTATTGTTTTTACTTCCTGCAAAGTTTACTTCCTCTGCTATAATGTCAGTTGAATAATATTTTTCTCCATCTTTTTCCCAACTTCTTGTTTGAATACTGCCACTCACAAGTGCTAACTGTCCTTTAACAAAATATTTTTTAACAAACTCAGCAGTTTTACCAAATGAAATTATATTTAAAAAATCTGTTTGTTTATCTTCTCCCTGTTTTTGATATTTCCTATCTACAGCCAATGTAAATTTTGCTATATTTTTATCAGACGATACTTGTATAAATTCAGGGTCTTTAGCGAGCCTTCCCATAAGTATTGCTTTATTAAACATTTCTATTATCTCTCCTTTTTTATATTTCGTAGAAACATTGAGTATTTTTATAAAACTTCATTTTAACAATACCTGTTTCTCCTTCTTTATTTTTTGCTATAATAGTATCAAATGTATTTGTTTGCTCATTATCATGTAGAAGTATAATCATATCTGCATCTTGTTCTATTTGTCCTGATTCTCTTAAGTCTTCCATTGTTGGAAGTTTGTCATCATTTCTTCTTAATTGAGAAAGCGCAACAACAGTTATTCCACACTCCTGAGCCAATGTGTGTAAATCAACTGAGATATTTGTTATTTTTTCATATCTCGATTTTCCATCAGATTTAATAAGGCCCAAATAATCAATAAAAATAACTTCTGCTTTAAGTTTTATGGCCTTTGCTTTTATCTTCTCAACGGTATATCCCCCTGCTTCTACAACCGTAATTTTCTTTTTTCCTAACTTATCTATTCCTTCAATTATTTTTTCTTTATCGTATTCATCAAAATCACTTGTTTTAATTTTATTCATTTGTATTGAAGAAACATTAGACATTAAACGGTCATAAATTTTACCATGCGAAGTTTCTAATGAAAAAAATACCGTTTTATATTTATCTGAAATTTGTGATAACATTTGAAGAGAAAATGCTGTTTTACCCGTAGAAGGTCTTGCACCAACAACTATATAATCTCCCTTTGTAATAAAAGATTTTTTATCAATTTTTGAAAAGCCAGTTCTTATGTATTCTTTTTTGCTATTTATTCTTTTATAAAATTCCATAGCACCATCATAGGCATCTTTTTCATCATTGTTAGACGAATAGTTTGCAACTTCAGGCATTTCATTGCAGGTTTTAACTAATTTATCAAAATCGTCTAAGTCCTGAAGAAGTTTTGCCTTTGATTTAATTTTTTCTTTTACTGAATTCTTTTTTATAATTTCTGCATATTCCTCAATTTGTCTTATACTCGCAGGCAATGTTGTGTTAACAAATAAATCTTTTGTAAATTGAAAAAAACCTTCTTCTTTAAAACCTTCTGCTACTGTGTATAAATCAATAGGCTTGTTTTCTTTATCAAGTATCTTCATTTTTTCATAAATAAGCCTACATCCAACATCACTAAATTCTTTTGATTCATTATCAAGAATTTTTAGATATTCCGGATTTATAAATAAATTTCTTATAAGTTCTTTTTCAATTTCTACATTGTAATTTTCTACCATACGTTATATTTCACTTCCTCACTTTCATTTTTTTTATTATTTTGTTCCCACGTTCTTACTGCTGCTTTCCAGTCTTTCATTTTATTCTTTCCAACCATCCAATTTTTTGATTGATAATAGTTTACAAACTTCTCAGGATTAATTCCATTTTTACGTTCATCACAATATTCTTTAACTTCATCAACAGATGGTGGTTTAAATATAATATTTTCTTCTTTTTTTATTTCTTTTAATTTACAAGGGTTTTCTTCCCCAAAACCGTCATTTTCTTCCCCAAAACCGTCATTTTCTTTCTTGAAATTCTTAAAATGGGCAAATTTAATAAACCCTGGAGTTTCTTCTTTTGATAAAAGCCAGAATTTTCGCCTAACGATAATTGCTCTGTATTCGCCTTTTTTCTTTACCATTTCGCAATATCGTTTCTGTATTCCTGCAGATGTTAAAACCTTGTCCGACTTAAAAAGTTTGTTATCAAACAGTGACCGTCTAAGTAAGAAGTTTAACATAAGAGATATTTTCTCAACACTCATATTAAGGTCTGATGCAAATAAATCTATTAAATCATCATCAGCCTTCAAAAAGTAGTGTTCTTTATAAATTTGGCAGACTAAATATATGTAAAATGTAAAACCGTCTGCACCATAATTTGCCCTTAAGATTCTTATTTTATTATCATTAAAAATGTCGGTATCAAGAGGAAAATAACGACTCCCGTCTGATATCGGTCTTGCCATCGTTATCTCCTTTACTATTTAAAACATAGTTAATTGATTTTCATTGATTTCTTTCTTTGTTATTCGTCTAAAATGCGCCTGTACGGGAACTTTATATTCTTCCTTTGATTCAACACGTTTTAACATCGTACGTGCTTTGTTGAATATTTTTATTGCCCTGTGCATCTCCTGTCGTGCATATTTCTCTACATCTTTATCAGATGCTATATAATATCCTTTGCCATCTTGTAAATTTATGATGTTATACCTTTTCTGCATTTTTGAAATTTTGCTTCTTAGAGTTCTATCATCACAATTAAAAATCAAGCATAATTCTTGTTTTGTTTTTGGTGTTTTAAAAATTTCCGCAACATTCATTTTGAAGGGTCACTCCATTTTTTATACACAACTTTTTCTTTGCTCCATCCTGGATATTTTTGTTTTAAATATCCTTCTATTCTTTTACCAATTTCTTCCCTTAATTCTTTGCCACCAAAATCAAATTTGTAATGACATTTGTTTTGGGAAAAGTTATTGCAAAGAGTAACAACATTTTCTTCAATACCCATGCCACCTTGCGAACGAGGTATGTAATGAGCATTTGGCTCAACATTATGAGTTGCACCACATACTACACATCTTCCCTGGTCTCTTTGCCACACTTTCATTCTTACATCTTTAGTTATTGAAGTTGCCATCGTTCTTTTGCTTTTAAGTCTTCGTCTTTTCATTGTTCCACTCCCTTATTAATGATTCAATTTCTTCTTTTGGTATAGTACAAATATTTAATTCCTGAGCCATTCCTGTTAAATAATCAATTAATTCAGACATTTCCTTTGAATCATATGAACTTGACCCATAAAACACTCTTACAACGGTATATCCTGTAGATTTACTCTTTCTTAATTCACGAGCCAACCATCCAAGACCTTTTTCTTTCCATGTTTCAATAAATCTTTCTTTTGCTTCATCTTTTATAGGCACATCTTCAAAGACACCTATGTCTTCTATGGCTTTTGTATATATGCTAATTTTTGTTTCAAATTGCTCCATTTGATTAAGTTTTTTTGCAATTTTATCACATAAAACCCACATATAAGAATTTGCATCATTGGACCTTTTTTCTCCTTTTAATTGAGCGAAAATTCTTTTACCTTTTATGGCCTGTTTCATCAATTTATCAAATATAGATTTATCATCATAGGAACAAAGCAGCCATATAAGAGAATTATTTTCTTTAACAGGCACTGCCTTCTTTACTTCAAGTTTCTCCATTATGCAACCCTTTCTTTAGGGAAAGTTCCTTTCATAAGACAACCCTTTAATATTTCTAAGTTTGGAATGAATATGTTGTTTATAAATTTTTCATCATATTCCACCGGATATAATTTAATTCTATCTTTATCAATATCAAGGAAAAAATTTTTATACTCTGCTTCAGTCATCTGATAAGCAACTATATACGCCTTTCTTAACCCTGAAGCATACATCTGAACTTGCACTTGTTTAACATATTTTTTAAAATTAAAATCGTTTAAATGCGTTTTTACCTCATATATTTTATCTTCAGAATTTCCGTCTAAATTTACTCTTAACTTCAACTCTTCAATAACAATTTGTTTATCCATTTCTGGACATCCGATTGCTTCCAGTATCTTATGTTCGTAATGTGTACCTGCAAGTGTATATTTATTGTTAAAATGAGAATTATCAAGGCCTAATTTTGTAAGCCACCACTTTTTAAAAGTTTTTGTATTACGATTCCCTATAACATAATTAACATCAGAAGCACCGAAATATCCTGAACGGTCCAAAGAGGAAATCATTTAATCAAACCTAAATAACCTTCAAGGTTATATATTTTAGCAAAATATGTCTTCATTATCGCTTCGAGTTCGTCTTTAGATAACTTACACGCTTCTGCAATCTCTTCCATTGACATTTCTTTATCTGTAAGAAGTTGGGTTATCTTTTCGTTTATTCTTTGCTTTATGGATAAAATATTATGTTTAGATAAATCTTCTTCTACAACATCGAACTCTTTCTCTTCACTCTGTACCCATAAATCAAACCCTAAACCTGTGTAAATAGCAACACCCTTAACAAAAGCCCTTGTTTGTGCATTCCACACTCTCTGCTGCGTCATTGAGTTATCTTTAACCGGATTTCCACCATTCATAACAGGCTGCCTCATTCTATAAACTTTATCGTCAATATGTATTTCGACCTCAATTTCATATACTTTATTAGCCACTTGATTTTTATCAATAAATTCCATTCCTGACGAAAACAAACTACTTCCGTTTGAATTTACCACTGGCACAAAATATACTGTCTCTGCTCCATTCTCTCTTAATAGGTCAATGCACTTTGCCCAGTTTAGATATGGAATGCTATCTCTTACTTTGCAATACGGTTTAACATCAATTTTTCTTAGTTCATCATAATTCTTCAGCATCAATTTCACCCGCTTTCTTTTGCCAGTTGTTTGTGTACTTTTCACACCAGTAATCTTCATGAACAAGACTCTTTAAAATCTTTCTTTTTTTACATAGCATCCTGCCATCTGACAATATGTAATTATTTTTACAGGTACTGCATTTTTCTTCCATTTAATCACTCTCCGCATAGATATTTTGCAACAGTTCCGATAGAAATTTTTCCGTCCGTTGCTTTTATTTTTCCTTCACGGATTTTAACATCAAGTGTATTTCTTGACATTCCTAAAATTTGTGCAACATCTACTTTTGACAATAAAAATGGATATTTCTCGGATAAAAGTTTCAAAATACCTTCATATTGAATTTTTTTAGTTATAATCTTATCTTCAAACATTAGAAGCACCTTCTTTGCCAATTTCCTTGTATTTCGAAATAGCCGATGGGTCAATAATAGAAAGCAACTTTTCATCAAGTTTGTTATCAATGATAAATTTAAGCAAAAAGTCCTTTGACCTTTCTTTAGTTGATAACTGTCCCTCATAATCTTCGATAATATCGCTCTTTTCTTTATCAACCTTAATTTCTCTCATTAGCCATCCGGTTATAATTCCACCTGCAAATACTGCGATAAAATAAAATATCTCTCCCCATAAAATCATAATTCAATTCCTCCTTATATTTTTTAATCTTCTTAATAATTTGTACATAAACAATCTTTACTATTTTAAAATAAACGGATAGCCCCTGCTTAATGGGATATTTAAAAGCAAAAATATGATGTGGTGATTACAAAACAAAAGAGGATTTAAAATGTATATATGTAGCATATAATGGGGCTATCCGGTTTTTACTTATTTGTATATTTGTTTTTTCCTTCCTGATATGTTATACTTTTACAAAAAAAAGGAAGGATGTTTAATAATGAATTTAATTTATGACGCTATAAAAATAATCTTAACTGCAGTTTTGTCGTCACTATTTACAAATTTTGCATTTAATTATAAAAAACTCTATGAGGTAAACATTGTAAGATATAAAGAGTTTTATATAAAATATGTAGAATTTCTTCATACCTGTCAAAATGTCGGCTATGATTACTCTAAATTTTCTTCTTCTGATAGAAACTATCTTTATAATTTAATTTATAGCAATCTTCATCATTTAGATGAATTCACTTTGCAACATCTTACCTCGTATAAAAAGTTACATCAACTTTGTATTATGCGTGACGAAGGATACTCAACTGATGATGTAAAACTATATGTTAGAAAAGCGCCTCATATATTTCTAAGTCTAAGCCTATCCATTGTGGCAGAATCAATCCAATTATCACAAGCCATAAAACACCCAAACACAGCCAAAACATTATACGACGAAATGGTTTGTATACAAAAAAACTACAACCAAGATTCCATCCAACACAAATAGAACCTATGTCCATCAGAATGCGATAAAAATAATATTTTTCCATCTTCTCTCCCTCTTAGTAGATTTTTAACCTGCCAAGTTAATTATGTTGCAAAAAAAATATCTTCTGGTTTTTTTAAATCTAATTCGCTCATTATTTTGCTAACTTCATTTGTTTTAAATATGCCTGTTTTTAGTTTTCTTATAAATGTTGAAGGTGCCATACCTATTCTTTTGCAAAATTCCTGTTGTGTCATACCCTTTTTTACAATTTCGCTCTTCAATTTTAAAACATCTATCACAATTATTTCCTCCTCTCTTTTAGTATGATATATATTGTAATTAAGCTTAATACAATTTCAATTATATTAAATAACATAATCTCTCCTCCGAATTAAGTTGACAATTTATCTATCAAATTGTAAAATGAAAGTAGCCTTTTGGCAATAAATTTAAAGGAGTGGATTATTTTGTCCAAACTTTTGAGTTTGCCAGTGCCCGAATATCACAATGCGAAAGGCCGTTAAAGCGTAGACACAACTGCGTAAGTGAGTGAGTGCATAACTGCACACAATGTGGTTTTTTGTGTGGTATATTTTATTGGAAGGATAAACCAATCTTTCTGCATCTACCATAATGTATAAAACAACAAAATATATCAAGTTATGTACCCGGGTAAACAAATGAGAGTGTATATTAAATCGTAAAACCACCTTTTTAATATATGCTCTATCATTTAAAGGCTACTTTTATTTTACAATTTGAAGATAATTCATCTTGCCTTTTTTTAAAAAAAATGTTATTTTCTAAAGGGGATAGTTCCCCTTTAGTTTATTCTATCAGACGCTTAATCAATTCGATTAACGCTCTGATAAGGTTGAGAATTGCGGTAACAAAAACAAGGGTTTCAAGTTTGTTTGTTTTGTTATCGCTTTTCTTTTGCCTTTTCATAAACTCACCTCTTTTTTTAACTTGGTAAGTTAATTATATCGCCTTTCTTTTAACTTGTCAAGTTATTTTTGAAAAAAGTTTTTTTATTATTGACACATTTAACTTGAGATGTTAAAATAACCTATGAAGAGTATAACAAAAAGGTGGTTTTAATTATGAGTTTTGGGAAAAAAATCAAACAATTAAGAGAAAAAAATCAAATGACGCTATCAGAAGTTGCTCAGAGAATAGGTGTTGCAACTCAAACTGTCTTTAAATATGAAAAAGAAATAGTTACAAATATTCCTTTGGATAGGGTTGAAAAATTTGCAAAAATATTTAACACTACCCCTGCCTACTTAATGGGTTGGGAAACTGAGGAAACAAATATATATGATTTTCCTGATATAAAACCAATAGAATTAAAACGATTCCGTATGCTTGGTAAAATTGCCTGTGGAGAACCAATTATTGCGAATGAAGAATATAACACCTTTGTTGAAGCAGACGCAACTATTGACGCAGATTTTTGTTTGACTGCCCAGGGCGATTCAATGATAAATGCAAATATTTTTGACGGAGATATAGTGTTTATAAAAGAAATGGATGAAATTCCCAACGGAAAGATTGCTGCAGTTCTCATAGAAGATGAAGTGTTACTTAAAAGATTTTATAAAACTGATGATACAATTACCCTTATTTCTGAAAACCCCCTTTATGAACCTAAACCTTACCATAAAGACCAACACCTCAATATTAGAATTCTCGGAAAAGCCGTTTGCGTTCAACACGATTTAAAATAAAAAAAGACAGTCTTGCTGGTAACAGGACTGTCAACCGTTAATTTATTAGTCGCAACGGAACGGGAATGCGACAAACTGCTTTTGGCGAAGCAGTTTAACAATGTGTTCATCACGGATATGCTAAAACCTATGACTATTTTATTTTAGCATATCTTTTATTAAATTGTCAAGTTTATGAAAGGATGTGCTTTTTATGTTCAAAAGAAAAGACGGACTCTGGCAAGAAAAATTTCAAACAAACGAAATGGTAAAGCCTAAATATTTTTACAGTTCTGAAAAAACTGAAAAAAAAGCAAGACAAGATATAAATAATCAGATATTTAACTATTCATCTGAACAACATTATAATAAACATAATTTTAAAATGCTTTGCGAAAAAGCATTGGAAGAAAAAGAAAAACAAGTTTCTTTTAAAACTATGGAATCGTATTATATTGCTTTTCATCGTTTAACCTCGCTTTTTGAATATGACATCGAAAATATTGAACCTCTTATGATAGAAAATATTTTTAATTCCCTTTCTGCTTTAAACTACAGTTACTCCTATATTCATAAAATTAAAATCTTTTTAAGTATAGTATTTAATTATGCTATCCGTCAAAACATCAAGGTTATTAACTTTATGAGAACTATCTCAGTGCCGAAAAATGCACACAAGGGAAAAATTAAATCACCCGACAATGAAACTATAGATTTTATTAAAGAAAAATCGTTAGACACTCATTTTGGCTTTTGGTCGTTATTTATTTTAGCGACAGGAATGAGAAAGGGCGAAGCAAATGCAGTTCAGAAGAAGGATATTAACTTTATATCTAAAACTATTTCTATAACTAAATCTACTGCTTTTCAAAATAACAAGCCTGTTATTAAATTACCCAAGACGGAAAACGGTATCAGAACTGTCCCACTCCTTCATATTTTAGAAGAACCTTTAAAAAAACATTGTAAAAATTTAAAACCTGACGATTTTATATTTGGTGGAAAAGAACCTCTTACAAATACTGCAATAAGATACAACTTTATAAAATTCCGTAAAGAGTCCGGATGTGATTTCAATATACATCAATTAAGACATGCTTATGCTAAACTTTTATACATGGCAGGAATAGACCCAAAAACTGCTCAGGGTCTTCTCGGTCATTCGGACATAAAAATTACTATGAATATATATACCGATTTTGATAATTCTATGAACAGAATGGCTCAAGATAAATTAAATACATTTTTATCTAATTAAAAAAGCACCCAAAAGGGTGCTTTAATAAGACTAAAGGCTATTTTTAATCAAGAAGATTTATTATAACTTCTTGAGCATGAAGAGGACTGACTTTGCATTTATTAAGTATTGATACTATTTGTCTTGCTTTGTCAATATCTACAGATACATCACTTATAGTCTCATTAGTAGTTAATACTTTGATACCATATGAATAATATGTACCTATTTCTTCATTGAATAATTTTTCCTCAATAAGACAATATTCCTGCCCTGTCTCAGTATAAGATAAATTACACAAAATATTTCAACTCCTTACTTAAAAAATATTTATAAATAAAAGGGTTGCAATTCTCTTTTTTTGTGTAATATGGGTGTACCAAAGCCCCAAAGTATTGAGTTTAAGCCTTTAGTCTCTGCCTCTTAATCAGGGTGTCCAGGGTTCGAGTCCCTGATGGTGTACCAAAAAAGCACTTGTGAAAGCAAGTGCTTTTTTAATACCCTCATTCTCCGTTTCACTACGACGGATAGCGATGTTCGTTGCTCTCCATCCCTATCTCGCAGGGACTTTAATCTATGAAATAATTCCCCAAATTATTTCATTACGATTAAACTGATGGTGTACCAAAACAAAAATCCTGTCGAAAGATAGGATTTTTTGTTTTGTATTATTCATTTTTCATTATTCAATATTCATCATTCATTTAATGCGACAGGATTTTTTAATGAATAATGAATGATGAAACCGCTTCGCTGATGAATAATTAATAATTATGGTTACTTCACTCACGCAAAGCTTATTTTTATGGGCATCTAAACCGTTCGTTTATATAAAATTTGCAAAGCGAGATATCGCTAAAAATCTTATAGTTCCACTAAAAATCAAAAAACCAAAACACATACTATGTTTTGGTTTTTTTAATCTTAAAAGTCTTTATTTTTTCCTATTATATGATTTACTATCTGTGATGCGATAATAAGGCCTGAAACCGATGGCACATATGCCATACTGCCGGGCGTTGACTTTCTTTTTTCTTCCTCTATATTAACCAAAGGTTTTGTTGGAATTTCCTTTGAATAGACAACCTTAAGTTTCTTTATTCCCCTTTTTTTAAGTTCATATCGCATAACTTTTGCAAGGGGGCAGACAGAAGTTTTATAAATATCTGTTACTTCAAAGGCTAACGGGTCAAACTTATTTCCTGCACCCATTGCACTAATTATTTTAGTATTTGCTTTATCGCATTTTTCAATTATTAAAATTTTAGACGAAACAGTATCAATAGCATCTACAACATAGTCATATGAAGAAAAATCAAAATTATCAATATTCGATTTATCCAAAAACAAATCAAAAGCATTAACCTTAATATCTTTATTAACACTTAAAAGCATTTCCTTTAACACATCCACCTTTTTTCTTTCCAATGTGTTTAAATCTGCTATAAGTTGACGGTTGATATTAGTTACACTTACTGTATCATTATCGATAATATCAATATTATAAACTCCGCATCGTGCAAGTGCCATTGCAACATAAGAGCCTACCCCTCCTACACCAAACACTGCAACGCGCGTGTTTTTTAATTTTTCCATATTATCTTTTCCGACTAAAATTTCAGTACGCAAAAACTGTTCCATTTTATCTGTCCTTCATTTTAATATATTCTTTTCTTGGCATAACTGATTTATAAGCAGGACGAATAATTTTACCTGCGTTAACAAGTTCTTCAATACGGTGTGCACACCAGCCAGGCATTCTTGAAACAGCAAATAAAGGTGTAAACATTTCTTTTGGTATATTAAGAAGACTGTATACAAGACCTGAATAAAAGTCTATATTGGCACTTACGCCTTTATATATTTTTCTTTCATTTGCAATAACTATCGGTGCAATTCTTTCAACCTTTTCATAAAGAGCAAATTCCTTTTCCATTCCTTTTTCTTTAGCAAGAGAAGAAACAAACTTTTTAAGAATTACTGCTCGTGGGTCAGAAATTGAATATACAGCGTGGCCCATTCCGTAGATAAGACCAGATTTATCAAACGCCTTTTTATTTAAAACTTTTGTAAGATAATCTGCAATTTCCTTTTCATTTTCCCAGTCAGATATTTGCTTCATAATATCTTCAAACATTTCTGCAACCTTTATATTTGCCCCACCGTGTCTTGGGCCTTTTAATGAGCCTAAAGATGCAGTTACGGAAGAATAAGTATCTGTTGCCGAAGATGTTACAACATGAGTGGTAAAAGTAGAGTTATTACCTCCTCCGTGTTCTGCGTGAAGCACCATACACAAGTCTAAAATTTTTGCTTCAAGTTCGGTAAATGAACCGTCTGGTCTTAACATATGAAGAATGTTTCCTGCAACTGAATATTCCTTTTTAGGTTCTCTTA